CTACAGCTGGATCGCCACTAGGCGTAAGCCTTAAAGTGTCCGAAATACTTATACTTGGAGAACTTAGCGGCCCGCATTTTATAACCGTTATATCTTTTTCTTCAAAGTTGTATTCAGTGCCGTCGTATTTTATAAACTTAGTGTGTATAGAAAAATCTTCACTGCCTTCTTTGCAATCTTCTATGTTTATTTTTTTAGGCTCAGAATTGTTATCTGTAAAAAATAATAAACCATCAATTATATTAATGCCTGTTATTAATTTTGATTTATCAAATTTTAAAACACCTGAAGTGTCCACTAATACAGGGCTAACAAGTCTAGTCGACTCGTCATATTCGGCAATAGCGTCAACGCTAGTTCCAGCTATAAACCAATATATTTTATTATTTTCTGTATCTGCTACAGACCCAATACATTTGCCACCTGCAATGTTTATTGCTGAATCATAAGCAAGTTTATTACCTAAAACATTTTGCATAACACCAATATCTGAACCATCAGATGTTGATATCTGCACATTTAACGCATCTCTATATTCGCCATTAGGGACTATTCTTTCATCAAGGTCTTTATTCATTTTACCTTTGATGAATACGTTTTTGGTTATTGGCATATATTAGTGTTTAATCCATTTAGATTTTCCTCGTAGTCTTTGTGTAAGTTCTTCTGACTTAAGGTTAGATAAACGTAGCTTAGCTTGTCTTACAGCTGCGAATCTTTCTCTTTTAAATCTTGCTACAAGATATTCGGGAGTATTTTGTCGGGTCGACAATATTGCGTGAGCTATACTTTTGTACATTGCTTCTTCAGCGAATTTATGCACAAGCTTTTCTTCTTCAGTTGCAACACCATCGCTAATGTATTTAAGTGTTATGATTTTGCCGGATACATGGCTTGAAAAGAATATTTTACCTCTAACGTTGTCTATAAAGAAAGATCCGTTGGCATTCATAGATTCACCTGACGTACCAAACCTTCTACCATAAAGAACTTGAAAGGTATTATTATCATCTATGTAAAAATCATGCTTCGATGCAGTGTTCGAATCTTGCGATTTAAACTTCTTCCACGTTTCCGAAGGAGTTGCGGTTAATAAGTTACCATCACTGTCAAAAAGATAATTGTAGTTGCCATCTTGTAGCAGCGGTGTTGGATTACTAGTCTTTATAGCAGGATATAGCGTTCTTTCTATACCACTGTCATCCACCCAGCTCAATTTAACGTAATTTACGTAGTCATGAGGGAGTTTCATTTGTAAATCAGTAGGAACTTCTATTTCTTGCGATTTCTCGCTCTTAAACGTGTCGTAACTCAATTCTTGAATTGCTCTTTGTGCAAAGAACAATACGTTGTTTCTTTTAACTTTTGGTATAATTTTTTCTTCACCAACATAAGCAACTATAAAGTTGTTTACAATATCTTTAAGTTTTATGTATTGGTAATTACCAAGCTTATCTTCAGCATTTATTTGAACAGCTGTTATTAATAGGCCGTTTTTTGGAGCTCCGTCAGCTTCTAATACGTCAGTATTGTTTGTGTTTCCTGTAAATACTATTTTATATGGAGTTTGATCCTCATTATACGTATAGTTTTCAACACTTATTTCTTCACCGTTAACAAATACATCTAAACTTGCTTTTGCTGTTGGTAATGGCTTTAGCTGCGATACTAATATTTCAAATTCTGTATCAGTACCATTGCCGGTAAAACTTGCGCTGTTATTATAATAACGTTCGTGTGTAATGTTAAATAATGCCATCTATTATGCTTTTTCTTGTTGAACGTCTTTTGCTTCTTCGGCAGAACCAACTTGATAAACACTTGGGTCTTTAATTGATACACCTGCTAGTTGTAATATTTTTATTACAAGATCAGTTTCTTCTGAATCATGCAGCTCGAAATTTACAGAGCCAGTTGCATTGTAAAGCAGATCGCTGTTTACTTCATAATAATTCCAAACAACCTTAGCTGGTTTTTTAATGTAATTAAAACTAACCAAAGGATTATGTTGATCATTATTTACAACAGAACCTTCTGAAACAATAGCGCTGTTACCATATATTTTCACACCGTTGGTGTCTCTAGTATATATAGGAAAATCGTTTGTTGGTTTTGAAAGGGGTGAAGATGTAATGTATAAATATTCGTTTTTATTAACGTGTTCGGCTTCTACACCGTTATACAGTACAGCGCCTAATCTATATAGATCAGACGGAATGGTAAAGTAACCATTAGAGTATTGAATTAATTCTGCATCACTGGGCAGATTAGAAGGCTCAGTATCAGACACTTTATTGGTTTCAAATATACTTATTTTTTCTTCAAGTATATCAACCATATCCGAGTACTCCGTGCTGTTACCCGGTAGTCTACTAAACTGATTTAAATCGTAAAAATACTGTTCGAATATATCTAGCTGCGCTTGATTGGCAAATAAGTTATACTCAACTGGCGCTAAGTAACCGCGCTGCTCTTTATTAAGTATTGCCAACACTCTTTGATATACTGTATCTACACTTACTGCCATATTAATATTTTAATAAAAAGGCCCACAAAGCTGTGAGCCTTTCACAACTTCTAAGCCAAACGTTTTTCTATTGTTTGGTAAATTTCAATACCATCATCTGTTTTGAAGTATGCAGCTAATGCTGAATATGGGTTTTCATCAAATGGTACAGTTATAAGCTTTCTGTCGTTACTTCCCCAAGTAAACGTACGCTGATCATTTGAAAGCTTGATTATGCCTTGCTCTACAGCTTTAATACCTAGATTTCTTACATTAAGGTTTTCGTCTGATACCAGCTCCATAAATAATGCCGGATTACTACGAGCAAAAAGCAACAAATCTCTTTTTAATTCTTTAGACGTCATATCTGAAACAGCATTACCTAGCTCGGTACGCATAATAGCCTCCATGTGATCTACGTCTAGTGATTTAGCAATTGATAACGCTTCTATTTCTAGCTCTAAGTAATCAAGATCGCTTTCGGCTTGCTTTGCATTATCAATTTCTATATATTTTTTATTTTTTAAAGGGTGATATAAAGATAGCAATTTTTGTAATGTTTGCTTTTCTTTTGAAACAACTAAAACGCCATCGTTAAAAACAATATGTTCAAGTTTTGCGTCACCTTTAAATTCATCAACAAAAGGACTTCTTTGATTTACAGCGTATTTTAATTCACGCTCATATCCTTTTTCTTCATCAA